TGGATTACTGGTGCGAATAACGGCATCGCCACCAAGTTGTAGTTCCTGAACATCGGCAGGTAGAACGATAGGAGACTGAACAGACTTTTCCGCTGCTTCCATCGCAAGTAATGCGAACCTGTTGCGAAGCAACTGAATGCCTAATACATCATCAAATTGTCCACGCATTTCACCATCAATAGTTGGTCTTTTTGCTACGACAATCATCATCTTACCAAGCGGATTCTTTGCTTGGGAAAGAATTAAGTTATTTCTGTCAGGTAGGTACATTACAGATTGTTCATCATCGTAATAACGAACTATCTCATAATGAGCACCTAGGTCCTGGTCATAACCTTCTTTGCCAAGAAGTTCCCACTCGTATTCAGGAAAGTTTGCTACCAACTCACCAAGTGGTAAGCGATAACGTTTTGCGAAGGCTACGCACCGCCCATAGCGGTCAAACTCTGGGTAAGCGCCCACTGGGTTTTCTATACGTATGCGTGGTAACCCTGCTACTTCGTCTAGTTCTACAACGAACGGGACGAAACCAAATGTGATGTACATATCTGCACCGCTGTACATCTGTACTTGCAAATCTGAATTTGCAAAGTAGTTATTAGCAATTCTTGTTCTAGTGTCAGCAAATTTACGGGCACGGTCATTAGCCTGATTAGCAGCAGAGCAATTTACCGAAGGCAATGGTGCCATAACTTCAGATAGGTCTCGGGCAACAATATCAATAAAGTTTGCGACTACGTTAGCGTCTACGCCATTTGGGAAAAAGTCTGGATATACCTCTGAGATTTTGCCTTTGCGTACAGCAAGAACGTCTTGCTGACGGCCATCACGTTCCGCTGCTCGGTCACGTAGGTTGTTTACACGTGCCGAGATTTGTTCTATAGATAGCATTATTTAGTTTCCCAATCTATTGCTCCGCCGCCTATGTTTAGGCCAGCGATTGGTATCGGTCCTACACCACCAGTTCTTGGAACTATTGGCCTAGGAATATTTTCTTTAACTATTTTTTTTGTTGTTTGTATTCTTGGTGCATTACCTGTGTGGTAAATTCTATATGGAGCATCTAATTTATCTAATAATTTAATAAATTCAGAATCTACACCAGGCATATCTCCAACAACAAAATTAGCGCCTGCTTTAGCAGCCATAGTTATTTGATTAATTGTTTCTGGTCTTAATGGTTTATTTGCTAATTTACCATTTCTGGCAAGCATAATTGTTTTACCAGATAAATCTCCAGTAGCAGGACCTAATTTTAACAAACTAGTTTCACTAGAAGTTTTACCGACCATTCCTGGTTGAGCCGTTGTAATTTGTGACTGTCTAGTTGTATCTTGTAATTCAACTATTGCAGCATTGGAAATTTTTCTCATAGCAATATCTTTAGCATCTCCCATAGGAGTTCCTTTGCCTGTATTTCCTCCAGGTACTTTTACTATATTTTCTTTAAAAGACTGTTCTGTTTTTGCTCTTGAAACTCTGTTACGTTCTGCAACTTTTCTGCTTTCAAGGGTTCTGTGGTCTGCTTTTTTCTGAGCCTTGTAGTCTTCAAAGGCGGAAGTCATATCACCACGTGCTGCTAGTTGTTCTTTCATCGCAGCCTCACGGTCCATAATAATGTCATTAATACGCTTGGCTAGGTTATCCAGATATTTTTTTTCTTCTACAGTTAAAGAATTTTGTGGAACTCCTTTAATGTACTTTTGCTCACCGATACCCTCATAGTAACCAGCAACAGCAAAGCGCTCTAGCGCATCACGAATTACTTGTATCTCTGCTCTACGTCTTGCTGCATCAATCGTTGCTTGTCTAGCAAGAGCCTCTGGGGTAACAACTGGTGGCTTAGAACCAGGTGCTCGGCTCATACCACCAATAGTTCCTTGACGAACTCCTTGGTTTTTTGCTTTACGCTCAGCGGTTTGCTTTACTGGCAAATCCGCTTCTAGTCTTGCTTTAAGAATTTTTTGTTCACGAACTGGAACATTGCCTGGTTGTGTAGTTACAGTTTTTGTATCTGGCTTAGGTGCTGGAAGTTTAGAAGTTTTTTCCTCACCATAAGCGTAAAATCTAAATAGTTCTCTTGCTGGGTCTCTAACAGTTCTTACCCCAGTTGCTGGGTCAACAACTCCACGTACAGGTGTTTCTGGTTTAGGGCCGCCAAGAATAGGACCAGGAGTAACTGGACGTGGCTGTGAAACATTACCACCAGGAGCCTTAGACATTTCTCGCAAAACGTCTTGAAGTCCGCTCTCTAATCTAATTTCTTCAGCCATTTAATCCTACCCATAAGTCTCTTGCCATTGCTCAGCAAGCATCTCATCTAGATTGACAGTTAATCTTTTTTCTTGTTGCGCCCTAGTCGCCCAACGGTTATTTGCATAACGTTGAACGTGGGAGTTCTGCTGCATAAACTCTCTACATCTAATGACACCAAACCAGAACGCCATCACACAGTCAGTCTTACCTCTGGTATCAGGCTTCCAAGTTATTAATTGTTGAATTAAAGCCTTAAGACCTTCAGAGCCTTCAGTGCTTGGTAACTCTACAATGTTGTCTTTTTGGTGCTTACCTTCACGTGCAGTTCCAAACAAAGCAGACATAGAGGCAACACCAAAGTTAGTGTCCCATTTATTTTTGCCCGTGAAGTGTGCATTAAGTCTTACCCCATAGGAGGCAAGCCATTGCTGTAAATCTGAGTCAAGCGCATAGGCTTTTTGGTGAGCGTTAATCTCAACACGTAATTCTTGTGGTTTAAATCTGTGAACAAAATCTTCTATAGCCTGTTGAATTTTCTGAGGCGTAGGTTCTGACATATTAAGAACATCTAGAACGTAAATTTTTCCATCGTGCCTGTTATAAGTCATAGCAACAAAAGCAGCATTACCAGACATAGCAGGGTCAAATCCCACTACGGTATAACCCTCAACTTGTTTCGGATGGCCCGTGACTCCAGGTTTAAGTGGACCACGTTTACGCATTCCGTTAATAGAACCTTGCACAAGTTCAGGTGGAAAGATTGAGTCTTCAGTTACATCCTCTTGCTGGTAGACCAGCGCCCACGTAGATGGAGTTACCTCTCCCCTACGTTTGGCGAGTGTTGGGCCGTCCCATTTCGGGAAGTATCCTTCTTCGTCAGGTGTCTCATCATCGCCATCCCAAGGAGAGTCCGACTTTGGCCAGAGCGTAATCCAGTCTTTCGGTTTCTCGGCATACTGTAATACAGCAGGCATACCCATATACGTAAATGGGCTTTTACCCCCTGACCAATGCTTTGGGTCACGGAGTTCTTTGTAAAGGTCTGTAGGCGCAATTCTTGTCCCAACTACTAACAACTTGCCGTTCTTACCCAAACGGGTAATAACTTCTTTTTGGAGCCAGTTGATTTGCTTCTCGTATTCGTGGGCATTGGCTGTAGTAATACAGTCATCCAGAATAATCAGGTCAGCACGGGCACCGTAAATCTGTCCACCCATACCTAGGGCTTGGATAGTCGGGTCCTTCTCAGATGAGTTACGAGCATCGCTCCCAAGGTAAACGGTGTCAACGCGCCAGGTGTCAGAGTCTTCTTTCCAACCCCCTTCTGGCCCAAATGTTGTTTGCAACTTCAGCCAGCGCGGGTGACTCAACCTTTGTTTGATGGCGTACACGAACTCACGTGCTTTGACCAACGTCTTAGAAACTACGATGATTCTAACATTGGGATTGAGAGCGATGCGGTAAGTAGAGTAGTTCACCGTAATCACGGTACTCTTGGCGTGTTCTGGTGGCACGTTTACCAGTAGGCGATTTGGGTCGCCTTTCTCGTAAATCATATTTGGGTGCAACCAACTTGGTTCACGCCCCTCAAGCAGGTCAATCCAATCTAGGTGATGTGGAAAGGCTTTCTGCTCAAGGAACATTTCTGAGAACTGGGGAAAGGTAATTTCTTCCCTTGCTATCCCCAGGCTCCGCAAGGAGCGTTCTTTAGCATCCTCTTTGGCCTGCTCTAGGTCAGAGGCAAACTTCTTGTCCCTCATACACCAGATACGGATAGTGTCGGGTTGCTTGCCAACCTCGGCCATAGCCTTATGTGGTGTCCAACCCTCAGATACAAGGGCTATGACTTTAGCCTTTGCGGCTGCCATAGCCTCTGTCCTAGGGTTGTTATTGCCTTTCTGAAAAGTCACAGACCTGTCCCATCTACATACAGTACTGATAGTTAGAACAGCCTATGTAACAGATAGTAGATACAGTCTGTACGCAAGGTCCTAAAGACCTTGCTACTATCAGTGGGCGCTTTGCGCCCCTATATAGTATTAATCCGTTCAAACAGCCTAAACGAACGCTTTGCTTGCAAAGTGTGAGGCAACTCACAGAATATACTATACCAAAATAGGACATACTAGGACAGTAGCAGGGGTCATAGGTTGTACGGGAAAATCTTTTTGGGACTATACATAATAACTTCAGCCTGCTTTTAATAAGTCTGGGGTCTGTTATATACAGCCTGACTACAGCAAGACAGGCTATCTGTCCAGTGCTGGTGTGTGTTAGACAGTAGACACTCGCTCGGCACTATCCCTGTCGCCTCGCCCTATAATAATAAAGACCTGTGCCAGGCTGATTAATAATTAAATCTGAAAGTCACTAGCAGTCCAGTCAAGTCTAAAAGCGCTACGCAACGACTTGACAGAACTGCTTATGTAGGAAGAGTTATAGGAGATACCTATGACAGAGAGGAAATTGTGAAAATCTGCTCACTGTGTGAAACCCACACCACTGAAGTAACACTGGTAGATAACCACTACCTATGCTCGGATAGCAAAATGTGCGCCCAACGCACAGCAAACCTAGTGTTTGGGGTGTCAGTATGAGTGAGAATACTGGCATCAGTATCCAAACTATGTGCTATCAATGCCAAGCACTCACTGAACTCTGCCCTGATTGTCAGGAGCAGAAGGACGCCAATGACATCTACTTGGCCCACAAAATAGTAGATGAGTCCCAAGACTTCTACTACAAAGGCTATGGTGCCAAGAAGGTAGCCGTAGCCAACGGTGGCTCTGTCTCTGAGTTCAATCCTATGTCAGTTATCCGTGACCTTCCTTCAGGTCACGACTGGACTGACCGTGAAGATGAGTTCTTAGAGCCAATCGCTATGCTAGTAGACAGGTTATTTGACCTTGAGACCAGCCTGACTACAACATCATCTGAGGTGGTATGCCAATCCTGCCATCTCATTTACAACAAGCACCAAGCAGAGTGCCCAATCTGCTACTAATCACAACCACGGGGAACCCCTCACAAGTGAGGGGATTTCCCCGACAAAAAGTAAACAACTAACTAATAAGGAGACTAACCAAATGAATACAGTAAACGAGTTCAAGTTCAACAATGCGTTGTTGAAATCAGTCCGTGACTATGGCAACGTAGTCAAAGGTATCGTTCAGTCCCGCCAGACTGAATACACCCCAGACGGGCAAATGAGAGCCCGCTTCATCGCTAGCCGTCAGGTCACAATTACTGACCCAACAATCCTAGCAACACTCCGTCCTCTACTAACCGAGAACGCTGAGTTCTTTGTCAACCTATCAGGTTATATGACAACCACAGTCCGTGAGGAAAAAGGACAGACCAAGTGGTATGACAACCAAATTGTCACCAACCTTGAGTTCATCAACTAACAATCCATCCAGCAAGGGCAGGGGCTTCGGTCCCTGTCCTTGTTCACGCAGGCCCCGCGTTCCAAGGCCAGAATGCAGCGAGTCCATTTAAAATTTTAAGGAGATAACAAATGTTTATAGATACAGGCACACTGATAGCCATAGTAATTGCACTAGTTAGCCAGATGATTGTAATGATATTAAGCGTCCGTGCTGCAGCCAGATGGGAGCAGCAGTATCACAGAATAGTTCGGCTATTAAAAACGGAAAGGGCAGACCGCAGATGATGACCCTATTTGCTACAAGCAGATGCCCCTACTGCCACAAGACAGGCAGTATAATGGTAGATGAAAACGAGTTGTTCACCTATCTCAGAGGTGAGTATGTTCAGCGAGCCTTTACCTCGCTATCAGTCCCGCTAAGAGAACAGATAGTTAGTGGTATGCACCCAGAATGTTGGCAAGAAGTATTCGGAACGGAGTTAGAAGATGCCAGCCAAATATCAGACGACTAATTGTCGCAAGTGTGATATGCCCATAGTCATACCCGTATATGACTGGTCACCTAGTGGTGAGAATTTCTGTAGCCCCTGCGCTATGAGTTATGTTGGTGCTATACCAGGAGATAACTAGTGAATATTATATGCCATAAATGTCACGTTCCAACAGATGAGACGGAGATTATCTGGACCGATGACAAGGGTGACCAATGTGTAGAATGCTACGAGAAGGAGACAATAGATGCGTGACCAAGACATTATGTCAAACATAACAGAGATTTCTAAATGGCTAGACTCTCTGATAGTAGAGGTTAACCGTATCAATGAGGTAGTAGAAGACCTCATTGCAGGTGCACCGATATCAGTGGAAGCCTGGTCAGAATAATGTTTCTTATACAAGACGGTAAGATAACTGGCTTTGTATTTCGGTGCCCTACCTGTGGGTTTGATACACTTAATGACAGGGCTTGGTTCTGTCCAAAGGACAACACCAGACTTAAAGAAGTGCTACTAAAGGACGGAGTATGAGTGAAGTTATCTTTCCGCACATCCCAACAGCAATCACCTGGCTATACATCATTGGCATTGGGTATTGCATATACAGATGGAGTACTAGATGAAGAACAAGTTAGCCGCGCTATTCAGTTGGGCATTGACGCTATCCAGCGTTCTCTTTCCCAGTCAGTCGTATGCAATAGCAGTAGCAGACAGACACAAAGACACAGACAACTTGAAGAACGAACGCAAGGAGATTCGCTGGACAAAATCCTTGAGCAAATCCTATGCGAAGGCAGTAATCTCAGCACAGTATGAGAATTGGGGAGCATCAGAGTTCCGTGCCCTTAAGAAACTATGGGGCAAGGAGTCAGCGTGGGACCACACCGCAGATAATCCTAAGTCATCTGCATTTGGTATTCCACAGTTGTTAAAGATGAAACCCGACACGCCTGCGCCCGAGCAGATTGCTCGTGGCTTGGCGTATATCCAACACCGCTATGGCAAACCATCAGTTGCTTGGGCACACTGGCGCAAGCACGGCTGGTACTAAACAACAAACAAAAAGGAGACAGCAAGTGATAATCAAACATATAGTAGAACTAGAGACAGTCATTAATGACAACTCTACAGACCCATCAGTGCTAGCAATCCTCGCTATGTCAGAGGAAGACCGTACTAAATTCTTTAAAGAACTAGGCACAGGTTTTGTTCAGCATTGTTTTGACACCATTAAAGTTAACGAAGGTATGTCCTTCGCAGAATTGCGGGTAGCCAAGTGAGCATCACTCTAGCCCCAGCAACTCCATATAAGAACAGAGCCAACTGGCTCAAGTCAGGCACAGGTGTAACAGCCACATCAGCATCAGATGTAGCCAGACAAGCAGGTCTTGACTGGTCAGTGTCATTGCACCCAATGACAGCCCACTATCTAATTCCAGGTGGCGGTCAGCCACTAGCAATACCAGTACGCAACAAGCAGGCAGTCATTAAGACTACGCCGTTTGGCAAAGTAGATAACATTGGTGTTGTAGGT